CTTTCAGTTTGCTTCATCTGCATCTGTATATGGAAATAGTTTAGTGTTTAAAGAAGATGAACCTGAAAATCCTCTGAATCATTACGCTCGTAGTAAGTACCTTATGGAGAAATATATCCTTTCAAGGAATGCTCCTATCGTTGCTCAAGCATTTCGATACTTTAATGTGTATGGACCAAGGGAAGAACGTAAAGGATCTCAGGCTAGTCCTTACACTCAGTTTAGAAAACAAGCAAGAGAAACTGGTGTCATTAAAATATTCAAGGGCAGTGAACTGTGTAATCGTGACTTTGTTCCGGTTGAAGAGATTATTCGTCTTCACAAAGAATTCTTCAAAGTAAAAGAATCTGGTGTATGGAACTTTGGCACTGGTAAAACGAAATCATTCCTTGATGTTGCGAAAGAAGTCGCAAAAGAAACAGGCGCTGAGATCAATGAGATTCCATTTCCAGAACACCTGAAAAAACATTATCAATACTACACTTGTGCAGATCTGACTAAACTACGCGCTACAATCTAAAAACCTTATAAATACTGGTAACAGTGTTTAATAGGATATAGACATGGCGAACCCAAGCACAAGACAAGGACTCATCGACTACTGCCTCAGAGAGTTGGGTGATCCAGTTATTGAAATCAACGTAGATCCAGATCAGCTTGAAGATCGCGTCGATGAAGCTCTGCAGTACTACCAAGAGTTTCATTCAGACGCGACTCTTCGTACTTATTTGAAACATCAGATCACAGCTGATGACGTAACAAATGAGTACATTCCAATCTCATCCAATATTATATTCGTTTCAAAGCTATTTCCGATTGCGTCAGGTTCTCTGACCAAGGACTTCTTTGACATTAAGTATCAGCTTCACCTCAATGATATTGCTAACATGCAGTCATACATGGGTGACCTGGCTTACTACGAACAGATGCAACAATACCTATCATTGATCGATATGAAGCTCAATGGTACACCTCTCGTCCAGTTTTCTCGTCACCAAAATCGCCTCTATATCCACGGTGAAAAAGAAACTGATGACTTGGTAGAAGGTGACTATCTTGTTGCAGAAGTATTTGAAATTGTAAACCCAACTACTCATACGTCTGTATGGAATGACATGTGGTTGAAGCAATACACAACAGCGTTAATTAAGAGGCAATGGGGTGCGAACTTAATTAAATTTGAAGGCATGCAGCTTCCGGGTGGTGTTACTATCAATGGTCGTCAGATCTTTGAAGATGCAATGGCAGAAATTGAAAGACTAAGAGAAGCAATCAGACTCGAGCATGAGATGCCAGCTGACTTCTTTGTGGGGTAATTCATGGCAACGAACATTTACTTCAGCCAAGGCGTAAGATCTGAACAGGATCTTTATGAGGACATCGTTATCGAGTCCCTTAAGATGTACGGTCAGGACATCTATTACTTGCCTCGTGATATTGTCAACGAGGATAGAATCCTTGGAGAAGATGTTCCTTCAAGATTTAATTCATCTTACAAGATTGAGATGTATATCGAAAACGTAGAAGGTTTTGACGGTGAAGGAGACCTGTTTACTAAGTTTGGTGTAGAGATTCGAGACCAAGCAACCTTCGTTGTTTCGAGAAGACGTTGGGAACAAACTGTAAGACGTCATGACAATGAGATTCAAGCTGTAAGGCCGCATGAAGGGGATTTGCTCTATATTCCATTCTCAAGGAAAATCTTTGAGATTATGCATGTAGAGCATGAGCAGCCTTTCTATCAGCTACAGAATCTTCCAACATATAAACTTCGTGTTGAGTTGTTTGAATACAATGACGAAGACTTTGACACTGGTGTTGTTGCAATCGATCAGATAGAGAAGAAAGGTTACACTGCTGACCTTTCACTCGTAGATTCTGCTGACACTGGATTTGTTGTCGGTAATACACTGACACAAACACTGTCTTCTGGTGTTGTTATTTCTGGCGAGATTGTAGAATACATAGATTCAAGTAATGTTCTTTCGGTTGCACATGTTGGAGCTGATGATGGTGAGTTCCATCTCTTTACGACGAGTGGTATTGTCAAGTCAGAAGACATTGATGGCAATACATTAACAAGAACTATTTCTGCAATCAATGAGACAGTTGCTCAAGTAAATGCTCAGAACGAATATTTCGAATCATTGACTGACTTCCTTGACTTCAGTGAATCAAACCCATTTGGAGATCCTAGCTAATGTTTGGTGTTTATTTCTATCATGAAAGACTTCGTAAGAGCGTTGCGATCTTTGGTCGTTTGTTTAACGAAATGTATGTTTTGAGAAAGAACTCAAGCGGTGAGACTATTTCTCAAGTCAAGGTACCATTATCATACGCTCCAAAACAAAAGTTTCTAGAAAGAATCCGTTCAAACCCGGATCTAAATCAGGACCAGAGCGTAGCGGTAAAGCTACCACGCATGTCTTTTGAACTATTGGGTATTACATATGACACGACTCGCCAGCTTCCGAAAATCAATAACTATATTAATTCAGGTACTACTAATAATACACGTAATAAGATTTATAGCTACGTACCTTACACCCTTAATTTTCAGCTGAGTATATACGCTAAGAATCAGGACGATGCCCTCCAGTTAGTCGAACAAATTCTGCCAAGGTTTAATCCAACTTACACTCTAACGTTGAGTCCATTAAGTAACCTGACAGAAATTAAAGAAGACGTTCCTATTACAATCGCTGGCGTTACGTTTACTGATGACTTTGAAGGACCGGTAGAACAGAGACGTACGATCATCTATACGCTTGACTTTGAAATGAAAGCGAACTTCTACGGACCGATTGCAGAACAAGGCATCGTTCGTACCTCAATAAATAACTTCTATCAGATCGGCAGTGGCTTGCTTGACTCGGATCAATTGTTGGAGACTCTTACAGTTACTCCAGATCCGACAGATGTAAGTCCAGATTCTGACTATGGATTTAACGAAACGATTGATTATTCAGTGGATAGTGCATAATGAATGATTCTGATAATGCAGAAAATGATTTTGAATATGCTCGTCAAATGTACCATGATCTTCTAGCCAAGGGATCAGCAGCACTTGACGATATGATGGATGTAGCACGGAACACTGAACATCCTCGAGCATTTGAAGTCCTTGCTACTACGATGAAGACTGTGTCTGACATCAATGGTAACCTTATGGATCTTCATAAAAAGAAAAAATTATTTAAACAAAAAGACGAGCCAAAACAAGTTGCAGGCACAACAAATAATAATTTGTTTGTTGGTTCTACTACTGACTTACAAAGAATGCTATTAGCTGAAACTGACAGCAATGTGATTGACATTAAAGACTATAAAGATGAATGAGACCTATCTCGGGAATCCTAATGTAAAAAGAGATGGTGTAGTTACTGAATGGACAAAAGACGATGTCCAGGAATACGCCAAATGCATGAAAGATCCTGCTTATTTTGCAAAACATTACGCGAAGATTATATCACTTGACAAAGGTCTAGTGCCGTTTGACTTGTATCCTTATCAAGAGAAAATGTTTGATTCTTTTAACAATAACAGATTTAGTATTGTTCTTGCGTGCCGACAGTCTGGTAAGTCAATCAGTTCTGTTGCGTATCTTTTGTGGTTCGCAATCTTTCATCCCGAAAAGACAATAGCTGTGCTAGCCAACAAGGGTGCGACAGCACGTGAAATGCTAGCTCGAGTCACTCTTATGCTCGAGAATCTTCCGTTCTTTCTACAGCCTGGTTGCAAAGCATTGAACAAAGGCTCAATAGAGTTTTCGAACAACTCTCGGATAATCGCGGCTGCGACAAGCGGATCATCAATTCGTGGTATGTCTGTAAACCTTTTGTACCTCGATGAGTTTGCATTTGTTGAGAGAGCGGCAGAGTTTTATACATCAACTTATCCTGTGGTTTCGTCTGGTAAAGATACAAAAGTTATTATTACATCGACAGCGAATGGTATCGGTAACACGTTCTATAAGATCTGGGAAGGTGCTGTTCAAGGAACAAATGAGTACACTCCGTTTCGAGTTGACTGGTGGGACGTTCCTGGACGTGATGATGAGTGGAAGAAACAAACAATCGCGAATACTTCGCAGATGCAGTTTGACCAAGAATTTGGAAACACTTTCTTTGGTACTGGTGATACTCTTATTGGCGCAGATACTTTATTAGAACTCAAAGCAAAAGAACCACTAAGACGAGTAGAAAACCAATCTGTTCTTATCTATGAAGAACCAGTTAAAAATCATGAATATATCATGACCGTGGATGTAAGTAGAGGAAGAGGACAGGATTACAGTACATTTAATGTGATCGATATTAGCGCTAGACCCTTTAAACAGGTTGCTGTTTATCGCAATAATATTATCTCTCCATTACTCTTCCCTAACATTATATATAAGTATGCGAAAGTCTACAACGAAGCTTATGTTGTAATTGAATCAAATGATCAGGGTGGTGTGGTAACTAACGGCCTGTATCATGAACTTGAATATGAAAATATGCATGTTGAGTCCGCAGTAAAAGCAAATGCTCTTGGAATCGAAATGACTCGAAAAGTCAAGAGACTTGGCTGTTCTGCTATCAAGGATATTATTGAGAACAACAAGCTTGATATTGTAGATGAAAACACTATCTTAGAAATATCGACATTTGTTGCTAAAGGATCATCGTATCAAGCATCAGAGGGTAACCACGATGACCTGATGATGAACCTGGTGATGTTTGGTTACTTCGCCACCAGTAACTACTTCGGTGAGATGACAGACATTAATCTCAAAGAAATGATGTTCCAACAAAGAATCAAAGAGATTGAAGAAGATGTCTTACCGTTTGGATTTGTAGACGATGGATCCGAGTATATCGCTCAACAAGAAAGAGAAGAGCACCCCTGGGCTATCGAGTACACTGATCAGTTCTAATTTAAAATTATTATAAATACTATCAAGTGAAGATTCTTATTATGTTTTGCTTATAATTAGAACACTGGAAAAGGAAAAACAGTCATGGCACTATTTACTCCCTCAGAGTCTCCAGCGATTGTCGTCAAGGAAGTAGATCTTACAGGCGTTGTGCCTAATGTACAGTCTACAACTGGCGCATACGTTGGTGATTTTCGTTGGGGTCCGGTTGAACAAGCTACCCTCATCGATAACGAGGCTACACTTGCTGCGACTTTCGGATCTCCTGACGATAATGAAGGAAGAGCAGTCGATTTCTTGTCGGCGGCCTACTTTCTGAGATATTCAAATGCACTGCAAACTGTTCGTGTAGTCGACAGTTCAGGTGCAAACGCGACTGACGTATCACAAAGTACTCAGCCCGTAGTTAAAAACCTTGATGATTGGAACTCACAGCAATCAGCAAGAGACAGCGATGAAAACATCTTTATCGCTAAATACCCAGGCGCACTTGGTAATTCATTGCAAGTTTCTTTGTGCCCACAGTCTGCTTCAGACTCAGCGTTTGATAACTGGACATATGCATCAAGCTTTGATGCTGCTCCAGGTACATCTACCTTCGCAACAGGTAGAGGCGCAACAAACGACGAAATGCACGTTGTTGTGATTGACCAAGACGGTCTATTCACAGGTACACGTGGTGAAGTACTCGAAACATTCCCATACGTTTCAAAAGCTTCAAACGCGAAGAACGAAGATGGTACATCTAACTATGCAGTAGATGTAATCAATAATCGTTCTGAATATATCTGGATGGCTGGATTTGGTGCAAGCGGAACATTTGATTCCGATGCAGGTTCAGACGCTGTTTCAGGTACAGACTATAGCACATCAGCAAGAGACGTAAGAACTTCTTCTCTAGCAAATGGTGCTAACTCAGGTACATTGGGAACATCAGAATACTTGACTGGTTTCGATCTTTTCGAAGATAAAGACACCATCACAGTAGACTTCTTGATCGCACCGGGTATGTCAGCACGCGCTGATCAAACAACAGTTGTAAACGATCTGGTTTCAACAGCACAACAAACTCGTAAAGACGCAATCGCAGTTGCATCACCAGCAAGAACAGACATCGTAAATGTTGCATCTACTGCTACTCAAGTAACTAACGCAGTTACAACAGCAGACACATTTACTGCATCTTCTTATCTTGTAGCTGATAACAACTACCTCAAAGTTTACGATAAGTACAACGATAAATATCGCTTTATTCCAGCAGCGTCTTCGACAGCTGGTATCATGGCGGCAACAGACAACAACGCGGCACCTTGGTTCTCACCAGCTGGTCCTCGTCGTGGTCAGTATCTTGGCATCACATCTTTGGCTTCTTCACCGAACAAGTCACAGCGTGATACACTATACAAAGCGGGTATTAACCCAATCTCAAACATTCCGGGACAAGGTGTCCTCCTGTTTGGCGACAAAACAAAACTAGCACGTCCATCAGCGTTCGATCGTATCAACGTTCGTAGATTGTTCCTAACAATCGAGAGAGCAGTTGCTCTTGCCGCTAGAAACACACTCTTCGAATTTAACGACGAGTTTACACGTGCTGAATTTGTGAACATTGTTGAGCCTTTCCTGAGAGAAATCCAGGGTAGAAGAGGTATTACGGACTTCCGTGTTGTATGTGACGAAACAAACAATACAGCAGCCGTTATTGACAGAAATGAATTTATTGCTAATATCTTCATCAAGCCAGCACGTTCAATCAACTACATCACTCTAAACTTTGTAGCTGTTAGAACTGGCGTGGACTTTGAAGAAGTAGCAGGCACAGTATAATAGCGTCAGAGGAGAAAACAAATGGCTATTCTAGGAGTTGATGATTTCAAATCCAAGCTGAGAGGCGGTGGTGCTAGAGCTAATCTGTTCAAAGCAACTATCAATTTCCCTACTTACGCAAACGGTGACGTAGAAATTACTTCATTTCTTTGCGAAGCTGCTCAGCTTCCAGGTTCTACTATCGGTACCATCATCGTACCTTTCCGTGGTAGACAACTAAAAATGGCCGGTGATCGTACATTCGACGTATGGACACCGACTATCATTAACGATACTGACTTCAGAATTCGTAACGCAATGGAACGCTGGATGAACGGCATGAACGGTCATCAGGCAAACACTGGTCTAACCAATCCAGTTGACTACGAAGCAGACCTGATTGTTGAACAAATCGACAAAGACGGTTCTACTCTGAAGACATATAACTTCCGTGGTTGTTTCCCAACAGCTATCTCTCCAATCGATCTGAACTACGCTTCAGAAAACGAGATCGAGAGATTTACTGTTGAGTTCCAAGTCCAGTACTGGGAATCAGATACCACTACGTAAGTAGAATAAATAGAGGGAAGGGCAGGACTTTCTTGCCCTTTCTTTACTATTAAGAGGAATAACAATGGCAGATAATAACGGGCTTAAATTATTTGGATTTGAAATCCGCCGTGCAAAAGCATCGAGCGGAAAGGATATGCTGCCATCAATCGTACCTCCGGTAGACGAGGATGGAGCAGGTTATGTTACTGCTGCTGGTGCTCACTATGGCACCTACGTAAATATTGGTGATGACGACAAAAAATCCAAAGACGACTTTCAATTAATTCGACAGTACCGCCAGGTTGCAACACACCCTGAAGTTGATGCTGCTGTAGAAGATATTGTAAACGAGTCAATTACTTCTTCTGATACAGAAAAATCTGTGAGCCTCGTTCTTGATAACGTTGAAGCTCCAGATAATATCAAGAAGCAAATTACAGAAGAGTTTGATAATGTATACTCCATGCTTGAGTTTAACAACATGGGGCACGACATCTTTAAGCGTTGGTACACAGATGGTAGAATGTATCACCACTTGGTCGTAGACGAAAAGAATCCAAAGCTTGGTATTCAAGAAATTCGTCCGATTGACGCCGCAAAGATTCGTAAAGTAAAAGAAGTCAAGAAGAAAAGAGACCCAGTTACTGGTGCTTCTATTATTGAAAACGTAAACGAGTTCTTTATCTATCAGGATAAACCCGGTTCCACTAAACAAGGAATCAAGATGAGTGCTGACTCTGTCAGCTACGTTACATCTGGTTTGCTTGATGAAGAACGTCGTAAGGTTGTGTCTCACCTACATAAGGCACTGAAGCCTATTAACCAGTTACGCATGATGGAAGACTCGCTTGTCATTTATCGACTAGCTCGAGCTCCTGAACGTAGAATCTTCTATATTGACGTCGGTAACTTGCCTCGTGGTAAAGCCGAAGAATATATGAAGAACATCATGGCGAAGTACCGTAATAAA